GGCGGCCTTGAACTGCTCAAACAGAGCTTTCAATTCTTCAAACATGGTAAAACCTCCGTTGCGTCTCCCGACGCGGTTAAAGTTTCGGCCCTGCCTCTCGGCGGTCCTTAAATGGTGAGTACGGCTTTCATTCCTTCTATCTGGCGATATTCGCGCATTTTGGCAACCTCGGCTTCAATGTCTGCTGAATCCCTCAGCGACTCGCCTTTGATTGCAGCAACTGCGGCGAGTGCCGCCGACTTTGAAACCCCTGCGTCCCGCAGGATGTGTTCAAGCTCTCTTTCAGTGGCATGATGCTTTTCGTGCTTTGCAGACCAGCGATCAAGCGCAGCCTGGGGCACGTTGTTATATCTGGACAGGTCAAAGCATGCTTTGGTGTCGGTATCTCCGCCGATGGAATCTACAAAGCCAAGCTGCTTGGCTTCATCTGCAGTCAACCACGTCTCGGCGTCAACCAGATCGATCAGCTCGGATTCGGCAAGACCGGTCTTTTCGGCATAGGTGCCGATAACGGTCCCCTTATCGATCTTTTCCAGCACGTCGGCAGTCTTTCTCATTTCGTTGGCGTTGCCGGCCGCGATAGTCCAGGCCCGGTGGATCATCATCATGGCGTTTTTGGCGATGTCAACGGTATCACCGGCCATTGCAATAACCGACGCGATTGATGCAGCCAGCCCATCGATCTTGACCTTGACTGTGGCCTTGTGGTCCCGCAGAGCGTTGTAAATGGTCACGCCATCAAATACGTTACCGCCAGGGCTGTTTATGTGCAGGTTGATAGTCTTGGCTGTGATCTCGTTCAGGGCCTTTACGAACTCAGAAGCCTTCACACCGTAGTAGCCGATCTCATCGTGAATGTAGACGGTGGCCTCTTTTTCGGTCTTGTTCTCTATCCTGAACCACGTTTTCATTGGTTTGATCCTCCGGCTGCCAGGTCGCTAACGGCCGCCATATTCGTAGGGGTGAGCGGTTCATCAAGTCCGTCAAGCCATTCGAGGTTTTCGCGGGACCTGACTTCATTTCGGGTGAGGAAACCGGACAGTATGCCCCTCGCATACGCCTCATACCGGCTCTTGATGTCTCCACGTAGCAAGCCATCAACCAGGAACTCGAAGTAGTATTCCTGCTGCTCTCGTTCGGTCAGCAGTGACATATTGAGGGCCTGTTCCCAGCGGGTAAGCCAGGGTCCCAGCGTATCAACCACGTATTCGATAGACTGGTGTTCAATGTTGCTAAAGGTGGCCCTGGTAAGGTCACCGATCTTGTGAGGTGGCATGCGGAAGAATCGGCAAATCTCTGGAATCTGGAATTGACGGGTTTCCAGATACTGAGCATCATCGGCGGTCATGGTGACTTTTTCCCACTTCATGCCCTCTTCAAGCACGATGGTCTTGTGGGCATTATCGCCGTTGGTCCTTGAATCGAACTCGTCGGCTACCTTTTGCGAGGTGGCCGGGTCTTTGAACCTGCCCGGGTATGACAGAATGCCGCCCATACGTGCGCCGTTCTGAAAGGTGTTTGCGCCGTGGCGCTCGGTGGCCTGGGCAAGCCCGATGCTCTCTTTTGCGTACCGGATAGGGCTCACGCCCTCATATCCGTTGAGGGTAAGGCCCATGACATGAAGCACGTCTGGCTGCTGGTAGGTGCGCTCTACCCC